TAGCTGAAAATGTATTTGAAAAGGTAAGGAATCATTTTCGTTGCCCTATTCATATTAGTTCCGGATATAGATCAAAGGAACTTAATGCTTGCACACCTGGGGCATCACCCACCTCTCAACATAGCACAGGAGAGGCAATTGATATTGACATGGATGGGAGTGCAAATGGCGTTACCAACACAATGGTATTTAATTACATTAAGGATAATTTAGAATTTGACCAATTGATTTGGGAGTTTGGAACAACTGCAAATCCGGATTGGGTTCATGTATCTTATGAGAGTACCGGTAAGCAAAGAAAACAAATCTTAAAAGCTACAAGAGTAAACGGTAAAGCTCATTACCAAACATATAAGTAAAAAAGAACGGCCCCCAAAGACATCAAGTCTTGAGAGCCGTGTTAGTAGATGGGGGAACGAAATATGTTATAGTTTCATAACCAATTTTTGATACTCTTCCTTAATATTACAATCAGTCTCAAGCATGTTGCTTGTTGATTTAATTGCATTGATTACTGTTGTATGATCACGATTAAAGACAATACCAATCTCTTTTAATGTTAAAAGTGTATTTGATTTTAAGATATGCATTGTTAATAATCTAGGTATTACAATAGGACCTTTTCTAGTTTTTGATTTTATTTGATCTACTGTAATATTGTATTGCTCGCAAGTATTTGCGATTACATTATCAATATACTTCAATACTTTCTTTTTTGGCATTGTCTTAAAGCCAATCTTTGCTTTCTTAATTCCCGGCATTATCATGTAGTTCATTTTTGTTAATTTTAATCTCATCAAATATACCAAATGATTCTGCCTTTTTTATATGTCTTTTAAATGTATGAAATGACATCTCATCATTTTGTAGTAAATGGGTAAGCTTACCCACCAGGTCAATTTTCTCAATAATTGTTAACTCAATCCATTCTTTGTGGTTTGGCATCTCCTTTGATTTTATAGATGAAAAATAATGTTACATAAAGCAAGCACGCTAATGGCACCGCTAATAAGAAAAACTTTAATAGTGATAATATTGCTCGGATCATAATTAAATATTTTGTAAAAAAGCCGTGATTAAAAATGCGGTGATTAAAATAACGACCGCTTGAAAGTTGTGGTTTTGTTGCTTATTCATATTAGTCGATTTGATTATAATTAATAAGTTTTACTTCATAACCTAAAGCAAGATATTTTTCCATCTTAAACTTTAATATGTCTAAAGTAAATTCCTCAATCGGAATTAAAATAGTAACCCAATTTTCCGTAGTGCCTTTTTTGTAAATCTTAAATAATTTTTTCATAGATATATGATTTTGTTTAGAAATCAAAGCTATGTTATTTTAATTTAATAAAAAAATATTTTTAATATATTTTTTTAAAGTGCCTTAAAGTAAAGTCTTTTTTGAGTTGGACCATGTTAAAAATGCGCTCCTCAATACCTCCAACGGTGAATATCCAAAACACTTTTGAGGCTATTGTGCGGTCCTTTGTCTGCATCCTTGCCCTTGATTGCCAATAGCTTACCGCCGAAAAGTCGATATTATACATGACAAGCGCATCGGCCGTGCTTAAATTTATCCCCTCCCTTCCGCTTTGCACCTGGCTTATGAATACCGCATCGCCCCCGGCCTTGTTGAACTCTTGCGGATCGTCATATGAGTTTTTAAAAGTTGCCTTTAAAAGCAATCCCTCGGCTATGTACTTATAAAAGATGGCAATCTTTTGATCCTTAAACCTTTCCTTAATAAAATTGGCTTTTGTATCATCAAAAATGATTGCATTGCCATCATCCTTTTTGACCGTTCCGCTACATATTTGATGTACCTTCTGCATCTCTTTAACCGCCGTATCTGCCACCACTATCTCGCCATCCTTTGTCCTAAATAATTTGTCCTTGGTAATCTTATCAATGGCCCATTTGACCTTGTCGCTCATTGGCACATATAAGATGGCCTCTTGGACCAAAGATTCAAACCCGGCCTCCTGTTGGGTATATGTCAAAAACAAATGGTTGATCTCGCATTCAATCAACTCCGTTTTGACATGTGAGTAATCTGCTAACTCACGATTGAAAACAAATTTTTTCTTTGGGATGCCGTAATGCTTATGCCAGGAATAAAAGTTTTTATGATCTGCAAATGGTGACTTATCCGATACCCAAAATTGATGGAATATTTGAGCAAAGCTTTCCGGTGTTGGGGTGCCACTTAAATAAATCACCGGCTTACCTTTGCATAATTCCTTTAATGCCTTTGTCCTTTCGGAAGGGATTGGGTATTGGCCCAATGAATGAGCTTCATCAATAATAACAAGATCATAAATATTTTGACATTTATGTACGCTTTCAAAATTAATAATATCTAATTTATATATATAACCGGACAATTTAAAATCATCCTCAATGCTTGAGATTGCTTTTTTCTTTGTCACAAATAAGACATGCTCAACACTTAATTTGTTTGCTAATAGTAAACTTGTTAATGTTTTCCCGGTCCTTACTTGCATGGCAAGATATACCAAACCAAATTCATTAATAACCTCAAGGCCCCTATTGGCTATGTCGATTTGATAGTCTCGGAGTTGCATATTGCTTTAAAAATTTGATAAGCTACTTGAGGCACTATGGCGTTTCCGTAGGCTTTGATTGATTCTTTTCTCCATTTAGAAAAGGTGATGTTGTCCAATTCTTTGGGAAGCCCATCATCTCCCCCACAAACAGGGGAGACAGTTGGAAACCTTGCCCAGCGATTTGCCTCAAACTGCTTTGCAAAACTACTCCCTTTTCTTTGTGTCTCTCTTTTGCTTTCTCCAATGTTTCCTCGCTCCTTGCCGTGTTCCAATCGAAACTGTTCGGTGTCGGCAACATTCCTTGTCTCACCATCTTTGTCAAACTCATTTGATTCTCCGTTATTGATCCGGTCATCTTGTCTCCCTCCGATGCCATTGGTGTTGGTAATAATCCTCGAATCGCCATTTGATCTAATGGCATCGTAAATGGATGATGCCCCTTTTCGACTAATCTCTCCATCCTCTTGTCGTACGCTTCCGTATTCGTTTGCTCCATGCATGAAGCTAATGGAGTCGGTAACAGTCCCATTGATGCAAAGCCTCGAAGATATCCTCTTTTCACATCGTGATTCTCCTTGTTGTTCGCATTGTTCGAATCCGATGCGTTCGGGGTTGGTAGCATCTCCATTACTTGAGTTGCCAAATTCGGCATTGTTGTTCCGTTGGGATATTTCTCCATTCTCTTTTTGAACTTCTCCAGGTTCACCGGATCTTCCTTTGTCGTTGGAGTAAGCAACAAACCAAATTCTTTGTCTTTGGTGCGGTGCGCCGACACTTGCAGCAGGAATAAGAAACGGTTGTACTGCATAGCCTTCCCTTTCCAAATCATCGCACACCTCGTTGAATACCACCCCCCCCCCCAACTAACGAGTCCACGAACATTCTCGCCCACGATGTATCTTGGTTTGACCTCTTTAATGCATCGTAACATTTCCGGAAAGAGATGTCGTTCATCGGCTTTCCCAAGTCGCTTCCCGGCGCTTGAATATGGTTGGCATGGGAATCCTCCTGTGAGAATATCAATCTTGTTTGCGTGAATTGAGAAGTCTGTTTTTGTGATGTCATTGTAACTAATTGAATTTGGAAAATGATGTTTAAGTACTTTTTGCCCAAAGGGATTCCATTCGCAATGGAATATGTTATCCCATCCCATCCATTCGGCCGCAAGGTCAAATCCTCCTATGCCGCTGAAAAGTGATCCATGTGTCATGTTTTGATTAATTTGTGCCATCCTGTAATGGTGTATCGTTCGTATCATCAATACGGCGATAACCCTCATCCCATAATAGCTTTGTTAAAGTAATTGATTTTTTTATTATAACCGCTTCGCTATCTTTTGGATTTAAGATATGTAATATTTCATGTAAGCAAATCTCAAGATGCTTTTTGCCTTTCAACCTGGTATCTAAATATATAATCCCATCGCTCTCCGCAATGCCATGAGCTTGTTCCCTTCCTAGTTTTTTATAAATTATCTTTATTTTCACTTCGAGTCTTAATTATTTTTTTGAGATAAATAGCCAAATCCAATGCCTCCTCGTATGCGTGTTGCAACCACTCATCTTCTCTTAAATCAGTTCTATCCATTGTAGTGCCATATTCCGCTTTACCCTTTTCCTCTCTAAATAATAAATCATCAATGATATCATATAAAAGTTTACTCATTATTTATCCGTTTTATTATGATGCTTTCCGCATGTTCTACATCTAAAAATTAATTTAACAACTCCGCTTGCTAATGCTCTTCGGTCCTTGATTACCAGGTCATCGCTGCCACACTCCGGACAACTGCCTTTGTGGTGGCCAAATATTACTCCGTAATGTGTTTTGGGTGCGATATGGTTTGATAGTTTCTTATGTACCTTCTCAAGCAATACAACATCCATTTTGCAATACTTAACCATCTTATCCATTGCAACTTGATCCTTATTTAAAACGATGTTTTTCCACAAATCAAAATCCGTTTTAATCTTTGATCCGATGCCTAAATATCCGGCAATGTAATTAAGCTTATTGCTATTGAATTTAAACTTTGACCTTGAGACTTTTAAAGTGTCAATGGTTTGATAGGTTGGGAACATGTCAATCCCGTAAAATAAACATCTTGTCCTCACCCATGCAAGATCAAACTTATCACCATTATGACCAACCAACTCATCCGCTTCATTTACAATCTTAATAAAATCTTGAAGCATCTTTTTATCGCTTTGCTTTG